TCAACGTCCTCAGCGCGGTGCTTGTCGTGAGGCAGGGCCGGCAGCGTGCGGATGAGGTGGTAGCAGGTGTCGAAAATCAAGACACCGGGGCCGGCACTATCGCCCCGCAGGCGCTCGCGCACCTGGTCCCATCCGCCCATTGCACCCCGTCGAGCAATGCGCGCGTTATCCGCACGCCGCCAGCCCAAATCCATCCGCTCAGCGATCGAGGGGCCGCCGTCACGCGCGAAGGCCGCCGGATCTAACACCTCGTCGTCGATCTTCTCGCGGACGATGATGTCGCCGTCTTTCCAGCTCTCGAGCTCGAGGATGCCCTGGGCGACCTGCTCGGCGGTGAACTGACAGCCGACGTTCGCCTTGCCGTTCCAGCCGTACCACTCGCGGTAAACCACCAGGCAGCCCCGCGGGATCGCTGCGATCGAGCCGTCGGAGACCGCCATCCATAAAACCGCGAAAGGCTTCGCCGAGCCCCAGTCGCCCGCACGGATCCGCACCCAGTGCTTCGGGATCTCAAAGGGCGCGCAAACGTGGCGCTCAGTCCGAAACTCGGGGAAGAAGGCGCCCGCGATGACCGACCAGTCGCCCTCGAGCCAGGCGCGCACGAGCTCGGTGCCGCCGACGAGATACAGCCGGTTGACGTAGTCGGGATCCTTCGCGAGCAGGATCTTGTTCTGCGAGACCTTGCTCGGAATGAATACCGCGATGTGCGTCGCGCCGTTGGGGAGCCTGCGCGTGATCCGCCGCATCCCAAGCGGCGCCGGGTCGATGTAACGCTGCTTGATCCACTGGTGCCCAGGGCCGCCGGGGTTTGCGCTCTGCAGCATCTGCACCGGCGTGCCGTGCGCGGAGCGCAAACAACCGAAAAGCATGTCGATGGGATCGGGCAGCGGGTAGTTGCCCGACTCCTCGATCGCCGCGTCCGAGAGGTTTTGCCCCTGGTACTTCTGCGCGTCGAGAACGTTCTCGAGCGGGCGGAAGCGCAGGCGTCCACCGTGCGGCAGCAGAAACTGCCGGCGCGACTCCTGATAGGCCGCGCCCATGCGGCAGTAGATGTCCTTGGCGCGGTCGATCAGGTCGTCCTGCTGCGGCATTTCCTGGCGGAAGAACACGCCATTAAAGCCGCGGCCGTAGCGGCGCTCCTTCAGCGCGTACTTGCCGAGAATCCCGTCGGTTTTGCCGCCGCCTCGAGCTCCGCCGAAAAGCACGTCCGGGTACGGGCACTCGATCAGGGCCTTTTGCGGTCCTGCCTGCGGGCGCCAGGCTACCTCGACGGGCTCGTCAGTTCGCTCGGCGGCTCGAGCCGTACTGCTCATCCCACTGCTCAGCGGTCAGCGGCTCCGAGCTCACCTCGGCGGGCTTCAGTGTTGCCAACACGTCGACCTTGTCGCGCCACTGATCGGGCCGGCGATTGATGAGCCATTTAAACGCCGCCCACCCATCCGGCGGCACGTGCACCGTGATCGGCACGCGCGTCACCTTGCCGCCCTCGCAATAGACCTTTTCCGACTGGTAGTCGTAACCGGTCGCGCGGCGACGCAGGCCCTCTTCGACCTGGTCGTCCCACAGCGCTTTGCCGGCTTTGCAGGCCGCGGCGAATTCCGGATAGCGCAGCCGCCAGGAGCGGATCGTGCGATCGGTGACGCCGAAGGCCTCCGCGAGGTCGATGTCGGTGCCGCCGAATTCACACAGTTTCGTCGCAGCCGGCGCGTACTGCTCGAGGTACAGCGGCGGGCGATGCGGCGGATTCGCCGGCGCCGGCTCAGTTGCCGCGGCCGCCGTTGATTCGGTTGTCGGTTTGCGTGCCACGGGGGTTTTCCTCGTGTTGCGGAATGATCGGGCACACCGCCCAGGTGATCGGCACGGAGACCGTGACCTGACAGCGCGAGCAGCTCGCCGGCCAGTGCGTCATGTTGCTACGCATGCGCTGACCAGGCTCGTCGGGATACATCGCATCGCCGCAGCGGCCGCACTGCAGGCCCACCACGAAGGCAACGGGGTGCGTCGCGTTGCTCACGAGCTCGCGGGCGCCGGCGCGACGTAGCCGAGCGCGGTCAGCTGCGCCTGTACAGCGGCGAGCTTCGCCTGGCGGTCGGCGAGATTCGCAGCCGCGTTGCTCAAGTAGCCGATCTCGACCTCGAGATCGTTCTGCATCGAGAGCAGCTGTGAGACGAGCTGACTGTTCACGACCTGCGCGGCGGTCGGCGGCACCGGATTAGGTGTACTCATCGGCGCATCCCTCCCACCGGCGGCCGTGCACCTGGCGCACCAGGTCGCGGCGCCATCAACACGATCGCGAGCTTCTTCGCGTGCTCGGGGCTGGCCTTGGTCGGCGTCCGCGCCGGCGCTTTCTTCGGCAGCTTCGGGTTGCCGGCCGCCTTGTCAGCAGCGATGAAGTCGCCGCCCACCTTCGGCGGGATGCCGAGCGTGCTGTTGCCCTCTTTCGCGGCGAACATTGCGCGGCGCTGCTTCTGCGATACGTCGGGCATGTGCGCGAGCTCCTACTTTGCCGAGGCGGGCGACGGCGGTGCCGGTGGCGCGGCCGCCGCGAGCTTGGAATAACTGACATTGATCGAGCAGCTCACCGAGAAGCCGCTTGCGCTCTCCGGTGTCGCCTGCACGTGCTCGAGGATCGCGGCGATTACCTTCGCGCCGGTTCCCCCGAGACCGTCAGCCTCGCTCGACTGTTGCAGGCGCGTCAGCTGGTCGATCGCCTGCTGCCGCGAGCCACTTGCGCTGATTGTTAGCTGCACACTTGCGTCCTCCAGACGTGAAAAAGCCCGCGCTGAGGCGGGCCTTGGGTCGATCTCTGTGGCAGTGATGCCAATTTGAGGCTCGGAAGCTACTGTCAGTCGCGACCTACAGTCAAGACTCCGGCTCCCACATCGCGAGCCGAATCCCGACCGCGCTGAGCCGCCCGAGCAAGTACGCGAGCACCAGGCGGCGCTCGATGAAGACCTTGTCGCGACTCATCGCGAGCTCCGTAGCTAATTGATCCGTCGAGCAATCCGAGCGGTACCACAGTACGACGAAGCGCCGCCAGTAGGTGGGCGAGCTGAGCACCACCTGGTCGGTGACGATCGACTCGTGCTCGGGCAGCGGCGACATGCTCGATTTGAGAAACAGCGCACGTGAGGCGTTAGGTAGCCCGGTGCCCTGGCCGACCGCCCACCGCTGCATGTGCCGATCAGCCGGCAGTAGCCGCGGGTCGAGCGAATTCTGCCGCGTGATGCGGCGGATCACGTCGGCCGGTGTTGGATCGCGGAACAGCAGCGAGTGCTCGGGCGGTGGCTCGAGCTCGGATCGCTTGCGACGATAGCTGCCCCTCACTGTTTCCAACCTCGAGCCGCGAGCACGCGCATCGTCATCTCGATCGCGCGCCGCGGGCGGATCTCGCTCGGCATGAACTGCAGTACCGACCAGCCGAGCAGCGTCGCGGTGTTGTGCTTGTCGTGTTGGTCTCGCAGGCCCTGCACGTTCGCATGATCGCCCATCGTGACGAGCTGCCCGTTGATGCGCCTCACAACGACGCCCTGTATCTCGACCGCGAGCCAGTAGTCGCGCCAGGCGAAATCGAAACGCCACTGCCGGCCCATCGCGGCCTGGGCGAACCGCAGCTGCCGCTCGACCGGCGGGAGCCCGTACTGCCGGCACTGATACTCGAAGTCCTCCTCGGGCCCGACCTTCGGCGGGCGCGTGCCCGTGCCGGTGATGACCTCGTCCCATTCCGACGGCAGCAACGGCACCTGGCGCGGGCTCATCGCGTTTGCTCGATACGCGCCACATCGACCAGGCTGTCGGCCGTTGCGAAGGGCGGTCGCGGCCCGGCGAGCTCGGTGAGCGCGGCTAACTGCGCATGGCGCATGCAGAGCTTCTTGCCGCGAAAATCGATGCGCGCCCGGAAAGTGCATAGCGCCTCGCCTGGCCCTTGCCATGTGTCGCGAATCCATTCGCACGGAATCGGCCAGGTGATGCGCCAGAGGTCGATGACCGGCGCAAGCCAGGTAATGCCGCTCACGCCCGCGTCCTCCGTCCGCGTCGCAGCAGCTTGCGGATGGTCGGCGCGTTGTCGGTGATCGTATCGACCAAGCGCGGGAGGGCGCTGTCGATCGCGCGCTGGATGTCCCCGAGGCGCACAACGCCAGTCGTGCCGTCCTTGAGCACGATCGCGACCTCGCGGTCATCGTCATAGCGCCGACGTCGACTCATGCCCGCGTCCCCCGTGGCCGCACCGCCTCCGCTGCGAGCTGCATCATGCCGTTGACCGTGAGCGTCGAGAACGGGTCGCACAGCCTGTGCAGCGTCTGCTCGTAGCGCTCGACGCGACACGCCAGGCACTCACCGCTCGCGCCGGTCTCGAGGTGCCCCGCGCAGAGCGGCACCAAGAGCGATACCGGTCGCGGCTCCTGGTCGTCGTTGTAGCTCATCCGCGCACCGGACACGTGATCGACTCGTGACGCTCTTTGCAGTGCGGGCACACCGGGGGCGGCCGCAGCAGTCCAAGCTCGCGAGCCGTGTCGGCGATCGACTGCACCGGCCGCGTCCCGCGCACATCGCGCTGCGCCTCGAGCACGCGCAAGTCATTGGCGGCATCGCTCACGCCGTGCCAGTCGCGCCGTGAGAGCTTCGCCTGCAGGTCGAGCTCGGTTGCGCGGATTTGGTCGTCGAGCGTCATGACACTCGCCCCCCTGCGATCGTCGCCCGCGCCATGATCTCGGCGAAGTACGCGTTGACCTCGC